AAAAGAAAATAAGCCTGTTATAATGTGGGTTGGTTTAAATAAAAGGAGGCAGTGATTTAATGGAAGATCTTATCGAAGACTCTTGGGCTTATGCTTTTGCTATGAGCTTAGGTACAAAACAACCTAACGAAAAGATCAAGGCACGTTTCATAGTCTTTGCAAAAGACAGACTATCTTTGACTGCTACAGGAGATGATGTTATAAATATTATTCCTGATTTTATAAACTATCTAGGAGAGTGGTGATGTATGTTGAAACAACAAAGTCAGAGCTGACTAGGTTTAAGAATACATATGAAGGTGATATGTATAGAGACAAGGTGACTATGCAAGTTACCTTTTTATCAGATGATAAGGTAGCCATATCATTTGGTGAGTTTACTAATGGCTATGAAAAGTTTTTAAAAACTAATTAGGAGAAGTATCTAATGAAAATGATTGACGGTATCCCAGAAGTTATCGAAGGTGTTGCATACTACGCTCATGTCGATGCACCTGTAGCTGACTATAATGAGTCACAGATGCCCGGCACTGGTAAGTTTGGGTGGGAAGTTAATGTAGCTGTAAGTGATGAGGTCTTCTTGAAGTTTAAACAAGCAGGGTTCAATGCTGGTCTACATGAAGCAGGCTCACGCAAGTATACCCCTGATCCTGTTATTACTTTCTACAAGTGGGCTTCTAACTATAACGGTACAGAAAACACTGCGCCTATTGTTGTTGATACAAATAAGCAACGAGTGGATTACAAGATTGGTAATGGTTCACGGGTTGCGGTTCAATGGTCAACATTAAACTACGGCAAGATCAAGAAGATCAAACGACCAAGCATCCACGCCTTGCAGGTTCTTGAACTTGTAGAGCATGGTGATGGCAACATACCTTTCACTGAAGACAGGATGGCATTTTAAATATGAGTAACTTTACATATAAAACAGAAGAAGGTTTGTATGACGTTGAGCTATTGAACGACGAAGCTAAGCTAACTTACAACTATTTGGTTGAGGTTGAGCAAGAGCTTGGCTCACTGGCAAAGCGTTCTAATGTATTACTAGCTGCTAAACAAACCTTTATTACAGCTATGAACAACAACCTAGACGAAGGGGCTTTAGTAACCGAAGAGGATTAAAGATCATGGCATTTGCTAAAACGCATCAACCATGTCCTTTATGTTCCAGCAGTGACGCACTCTCTATCAATACTGATGGGAGTGCGGTTTGCTTTTCCTGCAAGGGATACATAAAGAAACACACAGAAGATAATTCAACCAGAGATAATATGATGATATCTAATACTCAAAGAGCTTTAGAACCAGAGAAGTTTTTAAGTGAAGGACAGTTTGCTGCCTTAACAGACAGACAAATATCATTAGAAACAGCTAAGAAGTACGGCGTTAAAGTAACACACGACAGTGCTGGAGATGTCTTTAAACATATCTATCCCTACTATGGAGAGAATGATGTCATTGCCTACAAGACTAGGTTCGTAGGTAACAAGGACTTTAGATGGCAGGGTATATCAACACAGGCTAAGCTGTTCGGAGAGCATCTCTTCAGACAAGGCGGTAAGTTTGTAACCTTAGTCGAAGGAGAGTGTGATGCTATGGCAGCTTATGAGTTGCTCGGATCACAGTGGCCTGTAGTGTCAGTGAAGAACGGTGCTGGTGGTGCAGAGCGGGATGTAAGGGATAACCTAGAGTTCTTAGAAAGCTTTGATCAGGTGGTCATTGCCTTTGATATGGACACTGTAGGTAAGGAAGCAGCGAGGCGCGTAGCTAGGCTATTGAAGCCGGGTAAGGCGAAGATATTGAAATTCCCTGAAGGTTTCAAGCATGCCAATGATCTATTAAAAGCTAACGGGCATAAGCGTTTTGTACAGTGTTGGTGGGATGCAAAGACATACACACCTTCAGGAGTTCTAAGTGTCTCAGAGAACAGAGAGAAGTATAAGAACAGAGAGAAGAAGGTATCTTATCCATTCCCGTGGAAAGGTTTGAACGATAAGCTGGAAGGTATAAGACAAGGTGAACTCATTACCTTAACAGGTGGTACAGGTCTAGGTAAATCCAGTGTTACGCGTGAGCTAGAGCATTGGCTTATTAAAACTACTGACCATAATGTAGGTGTCATCGCCTTAGAAGAAACCTTCAACAGAACAGTTGATGGTATCTTATCTATTGAGGCTAATGCCAAACTACATATCGATAGAATAAGAGATTCTTTTACTGAGGATGAGCTAGATAATTTCTTTGATATAATGTATGACAAGGATAACTTCAACCGTGTTTGGATTCATGCACACTTCGGAGCCAATGACATCGAAGCTATCTTTAGTAAGCTACGGTTTATGATTATAGGTTGCGACTGTAAGTGGGTAGTGATTGATCACCTGCATATGCTTGTGTCTACCTCAGCTGAAGGTGACGAGAGGCGTACTATTGACGCTATCATGCACCGCTTAAGAACCCTTGTAGAAGAAACAGGGGCTGGTATTATTCTTGTGTCGCACCTTCGTCGAATAGATGGTAACAAAGGACATGAGAATGGCATCGAGACAGGGTTGAATCACTTGCGAGGATCTCAAAGCATCGCCCAGTTATCCGACTGTGTTATCTCACTAGAGAGAAACCAGCAGTCTGATGATCCCATTGAAGCTTCTACTACCCGTGTCCGTGTACTGAAGTCTAGATACACTGGTGATGTTGGTATAGCTACACACTTGAAGTTCGACGATGATACTGGTAGGCTACAGGAGATGGACATGAGTGACATACAGGTATCTAAAGAAGATGACTTAGTATCATTGGGATTTGAATGAAATGACAAGACTTGTTTTTGATGTCGAGACTGACGGTTTAGATGCTACAAAGATATGGTGTATTGTAGCGCAGGATGTAGATACTAAAACCATCTACACCTATGGGCCTAATCAGTTAGAAGAAGGATGTGATCTGCTTGAGAGTGCAGATGATTTAGTCGGTCATAACATTATAGGTTTTGATATCCCTGTTATTCAACGACTAATGAATAGACCTGACTTCAGCAAAGATAAAAATATAATAGATACCTTAGTACTTTCTAGGTTGTTTAACCCAACCCGTGATGGTGGTCATGGTCTTTCTCGTTGGGGACAGTTATTAAACTTTCCTAAGATTGCTTTCAAAGAGTTTGATGCTTACAGTAATGAGATGCTTACTTATTGTATACGAGATGTGGAGCTGAACACTGCTGCATATTTTAAACTCAGAGAAGAGAGTCGTGGCTTCTCACTTGAATCAATTAAACTTGAGCAAGACATAGCATCTATCATGAAGACACAGGAAGAGCATGGCTTCTACTTTGATTTTAAAAAGGCAGAGCTTCTTCTTGCTGAGATACGAGAAAGGATGCAGGTAGTAGAGCAAGAGGTCACTAATGTATTTCACCCTAAGATAACCAAACTAAAACTGTTCCCTCGTTATACAAAGTCTAGTAGCATTTCAAAGATTGCAGAAGATTCTGAGGGTAAGGGTGTAAGGTTAACGGAGGAAGAGCACGCCTTGTTCCACGAAAAGAATCATGCTTATCCTTTAAGTATTACAAGGACAACATCGATTGAACTTAATCTTGGATCGAGGTTACAGATTGGTGAGTACTTACAAGACTTCGGCTGGAAGCCCACTGAGTTTACTGTTAATGATAGACCAGTAGTTAACGAGAAAACACTGAGTCAGATAAAAGGTATACCAGAGGCTGAGCTTATCAAAGAATTCTTTCTGCTTCAAAAGAGAGAAGGTCAGATAAAGTCTTGGCTAAAGTTCCTTGGCGATGACAATAGAGTACACGGGTTTGTTATAACGAACGGAACTATCACAGGACGTATGTCACATCTAAGTCCCAACATGGCACAGGTTCCTAATGCTGGTTCAAAGTATGGAGAAGAATGTAGATCATGCTGGACTGTACCCAAAGGATATAAATTAGTAGGTATAGATGCCAGCGGTTTAGAGTTAAGGATGCTGGCTCACTACATGGACGACAAGGAGTACACAAATGAAATCATTAACGGCGACATACATACCACTAATCAAAAACTTGCAGGACTTGAATCAAGAAATCAGGCTAAGACTTTCATCTATGCACTCTTATACGGAGCAGGAGATGCTAAGCTTGGAAGCGTGGCTGGAGGAGGTGCAAAAACTGGAGCAGACCTTAGAAAATCATTCTTTGATAATCTCCCATCATTTGCACATCTTAAAGATAAAGTTAGCAGAGCAGCATCAAAAGGTCATTTAAAAAGTTTAGATGGTCGTAAGATTTATATTCGCAGTGAACACGCAGCACTTAACTCTCTACTACAGGGAGCAGGTGCCATCACTATGAAGAAGGCATTGGTTATCTTAGCTGATAAGATCAAAGATATAGATGCTCACTTTGTAGCCAACGTACACGATGAGTGGCAGATAGAGGTCATAGCAGAACATGCTGATCTAGTAGGCAGACTAGGTGTCGAGTCTATTATAGAAGCTGGTAAAGCTTTAAAACTTAACTGCCCCCTTAATGGTGAATACAAGGTAGGAGATAACTGGAGTGAAACACATTAATAGTGATTCGGAGATTAACCCTAAGACAGGTAAGCCTTACTACTATAAAGATAACCCGGCTGCTGTAAAGCTACGTGATTCTAAGAGGATGTACTTGAATGGCAAGGAAGTTTCTAAGAGCCATACCCTACATAAATCAGGGCGCTATAAATCATTTCAAGAAGCTGCCTTCTCATCTCTTCCTAAGTACACATTAACCAAGAAAGGTTATGTTTACATCTTATCTAACCCAGCATGGGAAGGGTGGTACAAGGTAGGCATGGCTGCTGACATTAACGATAGAGTGAATAGCTACCAGACAGCAAGTCCACTACGCGACTACTATCTAGAGCATTACATTGTCACATCCGACAGGCGAGCAGCAGAGAAAAAGATACACGATAAACTTATAAAAATATCTAAAGGTGTAGCAGGTGAGTGGTTTGATGTGCTACTATCAGAAGCAGTTGATGTTTTAACTAAACACACAAACGAGATACAGGATGACGAAGAAGAAAATAAACAACTCAAGCTTGAGCTTAGATACTCTAGTAGCTGACATATATAAATCATTATCAAACTTATCCAAGGGTAAGGCTCTTAAGATAGATGATAAAGATATAGAAGATTTCGGAGAGAGTGTAAAGAAGGCTGTTAAAAGCTGGGCATCTCCGCACAAGCAGTCAACTGGTTTAAGAATGTCTAACATAGGACACCCAGCAAGGAAGCTGTGGTACGAGTCTAGAGTATCGTTAGCAGATGAATCAAAGCACATGCCAAATGAAGCTACACAGATTAAGTTCCTGTATGGACATCTGCTAGAAGAGTTGTTAGTCTTATTCATTAAGATGTCAGGACATGCGATAACTGATCAACAGAAAGAAGTAACTGTTAACGGTATCGTTGGTCACATGGACTGTAAGATAGATGGTGAGGTTGTAGATATTAAAACAGCATCTAACTTTGCATTTAAAAAGTTCAGTACTGGCTCGTTAGTTGACGATGACCCTTTCGGATATATCGCACAGTTAGCAGCTTATGAAACTGCTGAAGGTACAGAGGATGGTGGTTTCTTAGCAATCAATAAAGAGTCAGGTGAGCTGGCTTTATTCAGACCGGGGCCTTTCTCAAAGCCTAACATTAGTAAGCACATAGATAACCTTAGAGCATCAATAAAAAAAGAAACACCCCCTGATAGATGCTATGAAGATATAGCTGATGGCGTTAAAGGTAACAAGCGGTTGGCTTCAGGCTGTACCTATTGTTCTTTTAAAAACAAATGCTGGGCAGATGCTAACAACGGTAAAGGCTTAAGAGCTTTTAAATATTCTACAGGTTTAAAATATTTTACAAGGGTAATTGCCACACCTAAAGTTGAGGAAATTTATATATGAATGGTCGTGTCGCTAAAAGAATTCACAATCAATCAAAAGCTATTGCAACAGAGTGGCTGAAGTCTATGCTCTCTGAGACAGAAGCTGCTAAGGTTACTGTTAATAATCTACCTAAGACTAACGCTTACTCTTATTTAAACGGTACAGCTTACTCAATGCCTTATTCTTTGAAGGGTTCTTCGCGTATCATAAAGATGATTATTAAACGCAACCCACTTACACTCATTGAAAATATAACTGCTGCTACAATTTCAGAGTATATAAGAGCTACTAAAAGATCATGATAGTAGAAAGCCAACCAGAAGATATGATACTTATGCTTGCTAATTTCTTTGTAGTTGAGAAATCTACAATGAGAGAAGTACCTATTGAGATTGTACAACAGCTACTCGTACTGTTAGAATTAGAACTCATTAAACGGAAAGGCGCTATTCACTAATGAGCAGAAAACCTAGAAAAGTTAGACCAGTAGATCCTGATAAATCCAGTGACTACGATTCAAAATGGGAAAAAACCCTACATAATACTATCTTAAAGGATTGGACACATCATGATGACGCTGTTCCTTACACAGTAAATCACGTATACCACCCTGATTTTGTACGTGTGATAAAACGTAAGAAGATTTTATTAGAATCTAAGGGACGCTTCTGGGACTATGCTGAGTTTAGTAAGTACATATGGATTAGAAAAGCTTTGCCTGCTGACATAGAGTTAGTGTTCTTATTTGCAAACTCATCAGCGCCTATGCCACAGGCTAAGCGTAGAAAAGATGGCACAAAACGTAGCCACGGTGAATGGGCTACAGATAATAACTTTAGATGGTATACCGAAGAAACATTACCTGACTCATGGAGAAGCGAGTATGAAGAAGAACAGGCTGAATGACATCGTACCTGAACAATGGGACTCAGCGTGTAAGGCTAGTTACAAAAGTAATTTAATAGATAACACCGTAGAAGATTTAATAACTTACGATGTTGTTTATAAACCTAAGCATTACAATTCTGGAGAAGTAGAATGTATTGTTGCTATGCAATCCATGTTAACTCCAGAAGAGTTCAGAGGTTATCTGCGTGGCAATTCTTTTAAATATAGATGGCGTTACCCTAGTAAAAATGGTATAGAGGACATTTCAAAAGCTGAATGGTACGAGAAAAAACTAAGAAAGGTTTTAGAGAGCGATGGACAATAACTATTTAGATGCCAAAACAGAACGCCGTAGTAGATATAACAAAAAAGTTAAATCTAAAAGCATTAAGAAAGAAAGGAATATTAAAAAAGCTTTAGAAAAAGAACTGCGAAAGTTAGAATCTACAGAGGCTTTGAAATGAGAATAGTTGCTACGTGTTTAGTACATATTAATATATTATTTATTACTTTGGTATGTCTCATAGTATCCCCAGCATTGTTGCTCATGGGATGTAGTGTCATAGCTATACGTTACTTACAAACAAAAACACATACAGACGAAGAGAAGTTTAAAGAATATTGTTGGAACCTGTATGTATACAACGCATCAGAAAGATCTGACGAAGGCGAAGAGCTTATTACTTTTCATACTTTTATGGAGAAATACAAAGACTTTCTTAAAAATAAATACAAGGAAACTAAATGAACTTCAATGAATACCAAGAACAAGCAGAGGCTTTTGCTACTTATGATAATGTTTTTTATCCTTATGCCAGCCTTATGATCGAAGCAGGAGAGCTTGTTGATTTATTTGTCAAGCCTCTACTGCGCGGAGATGTTAAAGTTGTTAGCAAAGAAGAAGTAATTGCAGAAGCTGGTGATGTACTGTGGAATCTTGCAGTGCTTTTAAAGAAAAATAATATTGCATTTGAAGACGTAGCAATATATAACATAGAAAAATTAACTGGACGCCTTGAAAGGGGCACCATCAGAGGTGACGGAGGTAATCGTTAATGGATAATTACAGTAAGTTTATAGCGGCCAGTAGGTACGCTCGTTGGCAGGACGACAAAGGTAGGCGTGAGACATGGGAAGAAACAGCCCAGCGTTATGTAGCCTATTGGGGCAACAAGATTGGTAGTGATGAGAAGCAGAAGATCACAGACGCTATTGTTAATCTAGAAGTAATGCCTTCCATGCGTTGTGTCATGACGGCAGGGCCAGCCTTGGATAGGGACAATGTAGCAGGGTTTAACTGCTCTTATTTGCCCATAGACCACCCTAAAGCTTTTGATGAGTTGATGTATATTCTCATGTGTGGAACAGGTGTAGGCTTCTCTGTGGAGCGTCAGTACATTGCAAAGCTTCCTGAAGTTGCAGAGAAACTGCATACAACAGATACTACTATTGATGTTGCAGATAGTAAAATTGGTTGGGCTAAGGCAATGAGGCAGCTTATTGCTATGCTTTATGCTGGTGAAGTCCCAAGCTGGGACGTAAGTAAAGTCAGAGCTGCTGGTGAACGCCTAAAAACTTTTGGCGGTCGTGCAAGCGGCCCTCAACCTTTAGTTAATTTGTTTCAATATACTGTAGAGCTTTTTAAGAAAGCAGCAGGGCGCAAGTTAAACTCTCTTGAATGTCATGACCTGTGCTGCAAGATTGCTGAAGTTATTGTTGTTGGTGGTGTTAGACGTAGTGCCTTAATCAGTCTTTCAAATCCTTCTGATGGTCGCTTGCGTAATGCTAAGAGTGGGCAGTGGTGGGAAGAGCAGGGTCAAAGAGCCTTAGCTAATAACAGTGCTTGTTATACTGAGAAGCCTGAATTTAATTTCTTTATGGATGAAATGAAAGCTTTATACGATTCTAAGTCTGGTGAACGTGGTGTCTTTAGCCGGGTAGCAGCACAAAAGATTGCAGCACGTAATGGAAGACGTGAAACAGCCCATGACTTTGGTACTAATCCTTGCTCTGAAATCATTCTACGCCCTAATCAGTTCTGTAACTTGTCTGAAGTTGTTGTACGAGCTGATGATACTCTAGACAGTCTTAAAGAAAAGGTTCGTATTGCGGCTATTCTAGGTACTCTCCAAGCTACTTTAACAGACTTCCGCTATCTAAGAGCTATCTGGAAAAAGAATACCGAAGAAGAAGCCTTGCTTGGCGTTAGTTTAACAGGTATCATGGATGCCAAGATCACTAACTCCGGTAAAGACTTAGGTAACATTTTAGAAACTTTAAAAGAAGTAGCAGTAGAAACAAATAAGAAGTGGGCCAAGCGTCTAGGGATTAACCAAGCAGCAGCTATTACTTGTGTTAAACCTTCTGGTACTGTTTCACAGCTTGTCAATAGTGCTAGTGGTATTCATCCTCGTTTCAGTCCTTATTATATCAGGACAGTACGTGCAGATTCTAAAGACCCTATGGCTCAGTACATGCTACAGGCTGGTTTCCCTTGTGAAGTAGACTCTACTAAGGTAACTCGTAAGCCTTCTGTAGACGGCGATAGGAGCCATCTAAAGCCTACTGAACAAGACCTATATCATGGTACTACTCTTATCTTTAGTTTCCCTGTGAAGTCCCCTAAAGGCGCTATATACACTACAGACATGGGTGCCTTAGAGCAGCTAAAGCTTTGGAAGATTTACCAAGACAGCTGGTGTGAACATAAACCTTCTATCACAGTTTATTATAAAGACGATGAGTTCTTTGATATATGTAGCTGGATGTGGAAGAATTTTGATATGATGAGTGGCATCAGTCTGCTACCATATAGTGATCATACTTATGACCAAGCTCCTTATACTGAATGTACTGAAGCTAAATATTCTGAGGTATTAAAGACTATGCCTGAGTTTGATTGGGAAGCTTTATCAGCTTTTGAGTTTGAGGACATGACCACAGGCAGCCAAGAGCTTGCTTGTGTTGGCGGTATGTGTGAAATCTGAAGCTAATCTAGCATCATTTAGAATACTAATTGATTCGAGAGGCAACCTAGTAACAGAAATTTCTGGGTTGCCTTACGATGAAATAAGTAGTATATTCAAGGACGAAGATGCGTTTCTCATCAGGAAGATTGTAAGAGAGAGTCGCATCAAATTTACTAAACTCCATAACTATCTTGAAAACGAACTGGCGGCCTTACAATGATAACAGAAGATATATACGTAACTCAGAATATAGAACTACCTATTGTTACTGTGTTAAGATTAAACGTAGACGCAATAGGTTATTTATCAAATGCACAAGCAGAGAAAGCTACTCTACCTACAATTCTAAAATTAATGGAGAATCATTCTTCATATATAATAGAATTGTCGGATAAGATTAGTAAGTCACAACGTGTAGATTTAAAAGCAGTTAAGTAGGTTTCTTTTTAGATCGTCGGGAAGTTTCAAGAGCTATAGCAACTGCTTGCTTTTGAGGCTTCCCTTCTTTCTTTAAAGTTTTAATATTTTTAGAAACTGTTTTAGCTGAGTATCCTTTCTTTAAAGGCATTACCACTTCTCCCTGTCAGCCCAGTAAGCTGCTGACATCTTACCCTTCTTAATATTCTCACCGTGACGAGCTTTAAAAGACGCTCTCTTCTTCTTCATCGCTTCAGACTCACCAGCTTTAGGTTTGCCTGCTGTCGATGCTCCTTGTTCTCCAAAGCGTATGGTCTTGACCTTATCGCCTTCCTTAGCTACAACTACGTGACTCTTCTTAGGATGGTCTGGAGTTCTCTTAGGTTTGTTAAAACCGCTAACACCAGCTCTTTCTAAACGTGAATCTTTTTTCATTTGTCGTTCCTTCTGTTATTCCATAGTTCAAATATAACACGCACTTTTTCTTTCAGTGTCTCTATATCGTTGTGCATTTTAGCTAGTACAATGACTAGCGTTATAAACCCTACAGCCACAGGCCAAGCAGTGTTAATAAACTCTAAAGCTGTCATCCTATTTCCTTGTTTTTTCGAGGGTTCTAAGCCCACCAAGACCAAGCATCCCTAGTAGTACAGGGAGCATTGTATCTAAAGGTATGAGTGGTACAACAATAGTAGATTCTAATAATGCTAGTACAAAATTAGCACATGGTATTACTAAAAAATTGCCTGCCATACCCAATACACACACCCATCCTGTTGCTGGTCGCCAGCCTGACTGAAACCAGTTACCTGCTGCCTCAGTTTTGTTAACTGCTATTTGGGCCAGTGCATTTTCTTGCGCATACTTCTGTGACATTGTTACAATTTCATGCGCCAAAGCATTCTTCTGATCTTTATCCTCAATGAACTTATCTAATAAGCCTGTTACTGGCCCTATGAGAGAGTCTAAGAGAGCCATATTAGTAGCTCCATACCCAAGGGCGTGTATGATTATCAGTCTCGTCGAGATCATCTAGGTGTATGAATCTACCAGAGCCTTTCTGATTAACGCCTATACCACCTATATTCATGCTAAAAGCTTTCTTAAGAAGCTGATGAGCCTTCTCTCCTTGAACAGCAATATCTATTGCCCTTCCTGTTGAATGAGCACCCGGACCTGATGTTTTCTTAGCCTCGATAGGGTGATCTGGACAACGATAAGCAGAGCTAACAACAAAAGGAAAGCCAAGCTGCTCGCGCAGGAACTCTACTTTAGCCATGAAGTCTGCATTCATGCCTTCTTTTCCACAGTGTTGGCAGGCTAGTTCTGCGGCAGTAAAATATTTCATACTTTTAATTTTCCTAAGTTTATTACTACCGGACTACCTTCCCCTTCTTTACTACCAAAAAACTTACCTATGTTTCTTAATTGTTTATAGCCAGATTTTCCAGCTTCTGCTACCCCTTTAGCAAAGTCCAGAGCATCAAAATCACGAGCATCGTTAAAATTATAACGATCAATAACTAGAGTATTACCATCTTCATCTTCTACAATGTTAGCAGCACCTAGTAAAGTTTTTAAAGAATATGCAGGATTTGTAATTTTAGAAATAAATGCTATATTATCTTCATTAGTGGCATATGTTCCACCTATATCTGCGTATGCGTTTGCTTTACCTGTTGTATCATAATCCTCGTAGTCAATTTTCGTAGTGTTTTTATTTTTAACGGCTTTAACCACCTCTATTAAAGCTGCTCTTTCTTCAGATTTTAAATCTTTTTCAGTGACGGTATTTTCCACACCTGCTATATCGTATAAAAACTGCCTTACATTAGCAGATAACAAAGGCTCATCAACCTTTTTAGGAACAGGTTTTTTCTCTGTTAGTAAACTAGGTCGTTCTGTGCTTGCTGAAGCCGATGATATAAAGAAATCTTTTGCCTTATCCAATATATTGCGCTCGACAGCGACAGGCTGGGGCTTATCCTTACGCTTTAGAGGTGTTGGTTTTTTTGCTTGTTGTATAGAACGCTCTATCTGTTGAATTTCTTTTGCTTCTTGTTGTTTCTCTGCCTTAGCTGGTATTACTAATTTTTTACCTGCTCTAATTTTATTAGCGTCTTCAATTTGATTAGCTTCTGCGAGTTCCCGCATATCAACACCAAGATCAAGTGCGATCTGAGACAACGTGTCTCCGCTTTGTATCGTGTAATTTAAAGCCATTATTATTTTCCTTTCTTTAAAAGTATTTTATTTTTTAGTTTTACTTATCACCACAGCCACACCACTTATACCCTGCTTACTAGGCACGGTAGAAACTTCAAAAGATTTACCTAATACATCAGCAACATAATTTTTAAGTTCTCCTATAGTAAAACCTTTCTGATAAGAACCTGTAGATGTGGTGTAGGCTAACGACTCCTCTTTTACTGGTTTAGCATTAGAAGATGACATTCCTTTTTTAGCTGCACCAGCATCCCATGTCTGTATTAATGCCTTTCCACCTACCTTTAAAGCCTTTCCTATATTTACAATAGCTTCATTCCTCAACGCTGGTGGTAGTACGTTAATAACATTAGTACTTATGATTTTACCATATGTATCTTCAGGTACTTCTTTAGGGCTTTTAAACGTAGGTACAAAGTCTACATCTGGAAAAGGTTCAAAAGTATCATCTATTTTATTAGCTTGTGCGTTCAGGCCTTTCCCTGCTCCGTAGTCTAAAGACTTACCTGTAGCCCCTAGTAAGTCCAAGTAAGAAGATGCTTTAGTGGCTGTAGCTACTGTGTTAGCTCTCTGCGTAGTCCTTGAAGCACTGTTCTCCAGCAGAGCAGCATCTAGGTCATCCACAGGTTTAGCTACTTTGTCATCAACTGCTTTAAAAGCCATTTTACCTAGCTTAACAACGGCACCCCCTATACCAAACCCCATACGCCCTAATGGATCTGTTACAATACCACCACCTTTAAAACCTAATCGGCGTAGAGGATCATCATTATCTACGAAAGCAGCGCCGGCCTGTTGATCATAAGGAACACCTGTCATTTTATCTATACGTTGCTCAGGTTTTACAGGTACATTAGGAACATTTAAAACCTCGCCGCCTAGTTTGTAGACAGCCCGTTGTTTAGTTTTTGGGGGCGTTACTTCAATTAGTGGCTCACCTGTAATTTTTTCTGCGTAACCAGACACCTGCGAAACCACAGGCAATGAAACAGTAACCCTTTTCAAAGCTTTTAAAACCTCCCCCTCGCTCACATCAACACCGGCTTTAACACCACCTTTTAACACATCGAATAACAAACCCAACGAAGGTATTAAAGATTCTCCTATACCTTCATCATAGGTAATAGCAGATTTAAATGTTTCTATAGCTTTATCCAGCACGGCGTTATTAAAAGCACCGCTAAGCTTCATTGAATTACCAATAAAGTTAAGTGTGCTAACAGTACTTTTTTTGTCGTCTTCATCGTCACTAATGTAAGTAGGGCTAAGTGTCCTTTTTAACTCTAAGAAAGCTCCATAGACGGGTGCTGCTGCTAGTATTTTTATAGCTAACTTAGCATCTCCATTTTCAACTCTACCTAAAAGTGTATTTGCTTGTGTTGTTTTTGCCTGTGCCCAAGACATAAACTGCCCTATTGATCTGATAGCAGAATTATTTGTTTGTGTAAATAACAAACGATTACCTACAGAAGGTATAATAGCATCTCTATCTGATGAGCTACGACCAGCAATATCTAACAAACTTCCAATAGAGGAATCGTTTTCAAAAGCTTTTTCAACTGTTTCAAAATTACCAATCTGAACTAAATCATCTTTAGTTAATTTCATTTCTGATAATTCTTTCAGTTCATTTTTATTTAGTTTTTGTTTCTTAGCCAACTCAAAGGCTCTGTTGACACCAACATCATAAGCAAAGTTACGAGACATCTCCGTTACTTTCTTTAGTCCCACAGAGAAAAAGTAGAAGTCGTTTATGTTATCTAGCCGTGTTGAAAACGTCCCACCTGTTGACCCTTTCCGCATGAAAGAAGATAAGTCTCTTTCATAATCCTTACTATACTTAAAATTACTCATCTCTGAGAACTGTACTTTCTCCTTGCCTGCACGTTGTGCCAAGGTTTTAAAAGCTGCACCATAAGAGCTGTTAGTAAAAGGCTGCACCAAGTCGCCAAGGTTAACAATAGATACTGTTGTTAAGTAGGTTACGTTTGCTAAGGTTGTGAAAGCTTTTGTAAAGACATCTAATTCAGTGTTTAGTGTACTACCGTAGCCACCCCAATAAGCTTCAGCAGAGCCTGTAAGTTGCGTTTCGTAAGCTGTTAGTTGTTTTTTTAACTTCTCAGCAACAGCGGTAGGTTTATCTTTAATAGCCTTTTCAAAAGCTTTTCTTGTTTCTTGAAGTGCTATATTAAAAACTTCTCCGTTTGCACCAAAAGCCTCAGAAAATTCAGAAACTTTTATAGCTGCTGTACCAGAAGAAGCTAACGAATCACCTGCATGAATATGCAAGTATCCTTTCTCGTACATAAATTTAGTAGCTTCTACATCTGTAAGCATTCGCTGTTTTTCAAAAGCATCAGCAGCTACTCTGAACTTATACTCGCCTTTAGCATTCTGCGTAAAAATAGGTACATCTGAACTACCAGCATACAGTTTATTTTTAACATTAATGAAACGCCCAGATATCTTCTCTGCCATAACAACTGCTTTATCTCTAGCTTTTACTGCGTCTTCTTCTGTAAATGATTTATTTTTTACCTTTGCCCTGTTTCTTTCTTGAATAACAACAGCATCTTGTAAATCTTTTACAAACTGACCGTAGTCACCATCAACACCACTTCTATCCCACACCTGATGTAGGCCATAGTTCTCAATCTTTTTAAATACTATACCTACTTCTTCCATCCTAGCCGCTGTTCTATCCTGAAGATCCTTTAAAAGAGGGACTATTCTTTCTATTTCTGTAATATCTTCTACATCTAAAGGGACTAGATCTTTACGCAGCCCTGTATAACCAGCTGACAGGTCCCCTATTTTTACATATCCACGCATTACCTCACCAGCAACAGTGTTAATAGCTGTATTTTTATTGTCTAAAGCATCATAGTTTACATCTTTTCCAAAAGCCTGCTTTGCTCGTGCAGCAAAAGATCTTTCGGCAGGAGCACCAATAATCTGAAACAGCTCTGATAAGTAATCAGCTTGTAGACGCTGTGTACGACCCTCTACAGACTCTACATTAGAATCTAGTTTACTGAATAGCTTATTACCTATTATCTTATTCCACCCTCCCATAGCATCCATACGAACCGCAGTGCTCATACCTGTCACATACTTCAACTGTGATGCTGCTTTATTTAACCAGCTCTCACCAATATCTTGTATTAGTAATTCGCCTGTCTTTTTGTCCAGATTAGTAAATGTTTCAGAGCGTTGAATCTTTTTCTGCGCCATCCCTATAGCTACACCAGTACCAACATAAGAAAGTATATGGCCCCAACCATCATCTTCTTCTATTGTACTAAGACCCATCACGCCGCCCGCTGCCCCAAAACCAACAGGCCTTGCTGTTTCGTAGAGAACTTTCTGCATAATGTCAGCAGTTAGATTACCAGTAGTAGCCATGTCTTCTAAAACATCTACAGCTTTTTCAACACGTAACTGACTTGAACTGATTACATGTTCTTTTAAAGCATTGTGCTTCTGTGTAAGTTTATCAGTTAACTCTTTTCTCTGAGGGTCTTTTTTCTTAAGCGCAGCTATAGATTTATTTATATCATTTATCTCTTTAGAAAGACTAGATATAGTAGTTACTTTAATAAGCTCTTCTTCTTTTATTGGAGCTTTCTCAACAATCTTAGCGGTTGAGGTAGCTAAAGAAGTTGTTTCTTCTTGTGTAAGTTGCACAGTCATTGACTGCCGCTGACCTCTTTGGAAGCGATTAAAAGCTTTTACAAAATCTATCTGTGGGCTATCCTCAGTAAGCATGACTTCGCCTTGTTGTATACGAGCATCTAGATCTAAAGTGCGCCTCCATTCTTGAATAACCTGATTCATAGGCTTCAAAGGTTCTTCTAGTACAGTAGGTACAATTTTTGTAGTATCAGCTAGATCCGCTGTTATCTCTTCTAAAATTTCAACAGGTTGTCCGTTGGTTTTACGGTTACTAATAAAACGAGAGAGAGCATCGCCCCCTAAAGCAACAGTTCCGCCAAGAACAGCACTCACAACAAGATTAGTGTTATCTACTTCACCTTTTAATGCATAATCACGTAACGCAGATTCACCAGCAGCTACACCAGCACCTGTAGCTACTACAGCAACTTTCCCCGCTGCTGCTACTTTAGTCCAAGGTATTAAGAAAGTTACTGGGTCTACTAAAGAAGAGCTTACCCTACCGCCTAAAACAGTCAGCGGCTCTTCCCCTTCTGTTAACCCACGAAACTCCGGGAAATCTGCAAGGATTTCTTTTTGTCTTTCAGCTTCTACTTCTTTAAAAGATTCAGTAATTGTTTTATCACTACCTATACTTCTATAAGCAGCTTTTAAACCCCTGCCTAAACTACCCAGTATCTGAGGCTCTTGTGCAAAACCATAAGCAAGCTGACGGGCTGTAGATATGCTCTCGTAGTCAGGTTTTTTAAAAGCTTTAGAAAAATCAAAAACAATTCCATTTTCTTTTACGCTATCGCTGATAGTTATAGGATCTACAGTAGCCTCATTATCTAAATCTTCTTCTGTTTTAAAAGCTTTAGAAAAATCAAATTTTATAAGCGGTGCTTCCATTTTAAATACCTGTATTAATCAAACAGTTTCAGATAATTATTTCTTTTTTCTTCAAGCTGCTCTATAAGCTGTGGAGAAAGATTAGGATTTCCATCTTTATCTTTATAGCCACTCCTAATAGCTTGTTCATTGAGCGTGTTGTACAATAAGTCAAAACCTTCATTTATAGCTTTTATTTTAAAATCATTTGGAATTACAGGGTCTTTTACAAAACTAAACTGATTATTAAATTCATCTTCTTCTAAAGAAACATAAAAAGGAGCAATCTTTTGACTTGTAACAGCAGCGATATCTCTGCCTGCTCCTGAACTCTTAGCACGTTCATCAAGGGTTTCTACTGAACCTAAACTGTTTTTAATAAAATCAATACCCGCTGTAGGATATTTAAAAACTCTTTCCATCCTAGCTGGCTCATTAGATTCATACCATGATTTTTCTATCTCAGGTTCATTAACGAGGTTATTATTTATCTGATAGTTAATATAATCATAAGCTAGTTGCGTCCTTGCGGCAGGATTAATCTTAACTACTTCAGCAGGACTCAACTTAGAAAGCACCCCTTGTAACTCGTAAGCAAACTGCGGCATGAGTGTATCTGCTACAAAAGCTTGAGAAGATTTCTGAATTTCTATATACTTATCAGTATCCTTTTTAATATCTTCAGGTGATCCTTCTACATCAAATAAACTAGAAGCTGTTATTGTCTCTAGTACTTGCATAGACTCACGTCCATCCGGCCTAGCTATGTACATGTTCACAAGGCCTTTAGTTTCTGTTGGGCTTATATTAAGAGCTTTTTTTACCAATGCTTGTTGAAGTTGCTCAGGATTTGTAACATTTTTACCATCAGTAGTATTTAAAAAAGCAGCGATTTCAGGATTTTTTTCGGCTACAGCAGCAAGGTCTGCACTATCCTGCAAAGAAACAACAGCTTCTTCAAACTGTCTCCCTTTTAGCAGTGGGCTGATTCCGGGATTCTTAGCTTGCCAAGAAGCCACGGCATTAGTAAGGCGTCCGTTATTAAAACCTTCTAATTTTTTAATCTGTTCAGTAAGAGACTTCATGTAACCGCCTTCTTGGAGCTGAGTAAATAACTCGTCATCCTCTTCATCAAATTTAGTAGACCCTGTTAGAATATATTTAGCTCCAACAGCTGCCGGATCTTTACCTGTCAGCTTACCTGCCCAAGTACTAAGAAGTTTTTTACCTGCTGATTTACCAAAGAATTGAGTAGTGTCAGCAGCTCTTTCTTTTAACACATCTACATCAGGGCTTAATGCCGCGTAGTCCCTTACTTTAGTAAGCATATCTAATTTTTCTTGTGCTGTTGTGTAGATGGTGTCTTGGCTATCCGCAATAATTTTATTAATAATAACTGCACTCTTAGCATCAGCACCATATGTAAGCTCTAGTTCAGTTTTAAAATCAGCAGTTGCTTGTGACACTAAAGTATCTAAGGGGCTTCTACCACCTGTGCTAAGCTGATCAATTTGTTTAGTTAACCTCTGCTCTATTTTATCAGCCGCTTTAGCTTGGCGGGCTATAATACGACCTTGTTCAGTTTCAAAATATTTCTTAGCGTTATCACCTAGAAATATATTACTTGCTACTTCTGTAGCCCCTGAGACAAGAGCCTCACTAGCTCCTTTAAGAAGGGGAGCTGCTATATAACTAATGTATTGATCTCGCCTAGCATCTTTACGGGCTTTCTCTTCTTCTTCTCTGCGTCTTTTAAACTCAGCGCCTTGGGCAGATCCTAGAATTGAATAAGCTTCTCCTAACGATGTAGCCATTTATTTTTCTCCTAACAAAGAACGTGGTGGTTCTATATTTTCTATTTTAGCACTTAGCTCAGCTGGGAATTCTTCGTCTTTCTGCGGGTTTTTAATAGAAGAAAGAGAATCATTTAACATCTGCATACCGCCTCCAGCTGATTCTTGTTCATCTTCATCTTCATCATTACTGATAACAAATTCAACATCAGCCCTTTCTGCTAAAGAAGCAATCATATAGGCTAAAGGCTCAGCTACAATTAACATCATATCAGGGTTTATTAAGCCTTCTGAAAATGATTTGTAAACAAGAACCTTAACAATATCCATTACAGTAGTACCGTCTTCTAAAGCATCTAACACTTTTATATATATATTCTCTTCTGTTAAAAGCTCAAAGAAGTACTCTAAAGCCTTTGTCCTATTTGTATAGACAGGTGGCCCTTCAAATGGATGAGGAGTATCAGGAGAATTAGTTAAAGAGTGTCCGGGTATGGGCCTTTTAAAAGATGTACCTGCTTTATAGAAAGCTTTATCTAGGTCTGACATTAGTTATATTCCTTTATTAAGCTGCAAATTGCTGCATATAATTGTCGTAATAATTCTTGGTGTTAACAGCACCACCCCACATTCCATCAGGAGAAGTACCTGAAGTATACTGGTAAACGTAGGAAGTATAGTCATCTACCTGTGAAGCTTGTATAGCTTGTGAGCTTCTGTAAGTACCTGCATTAGATCCCCACGGTGTCTTAGCTTCATACTCTTCTGGTGGATTTATCATTTCCATAAGTTTACCAGTTACCATACTTGTTGCTATAGCTCCGGGCATAGCCTCTGCTTTAGCTATAGCATCTCTACCCATGTCACCACTAACAACATAATTTGTGGCTCTTCCCGGCAAAGCTTTTACATAGTCTAAAGCTTGTCCGGGCAGTGCTGCTACACGACCTAGCAAAGAAGGAGGAGGTGCTACAGCCGCAGGGAAAGCAGCGCCACCGGGATAACCCACAGGCTGCTGTAAGGACTGTGTAAAATCAGGAGTTTTCCCCATTACACTTTCTAAAGCTTTTGGATCTTGTAAAGTTGTAGTAGCTACAGGCGCTGTAGAAGGAAGCGGCATAGCCCCAGCAGTAGCAGCAACACTACTTGTTCCTAGAAACTCAGCACCCTTACCTACAAAAGCATCAAAGTTATTCACCATTGCCTTACTATACTGACCCCAAGCTTCTCCTACAGATAGGTTAGGCATGACAGCACCTGCTGCTGTTTTAAGTCCTAGCTTACCGCCAATATACCTACCAGTAGCACCAAAGAACTCAGTAACAGCACCAGTAACAGTTTTAAAACCAGCCTTAGCTACACTTGCAAACTGACTAGCTTTCTGCATAACCCAGCCAGCGCCTCTAGCAAGAGAACCCATAACACCTGTTGCTGTTGAACCTGCTAAGCCTGCTGCTGCTCCTGTAAAGGCTCCGCCTAGAGCACCTAGAGCCATATTGGCAATACCCGGCAGGATAAAGAACATGGCAACCTGTCCAAGTATACCTGCCTTATTGACAAGCTTGCCAAAGCTTTTAAATGCACTCTTGACTGCCTTACCAATTGCCTTAAACGGCTTTTTAATACCTTTCCAAAGCTTACTAAAAAATCCCATATTCTAAACTCCTATTACATTTTTATACCAATTTCATCTAAAATTTTGAACAAAGCTGTTCTTTGAGCTACTATCTTTGTATCGGTGCTGGTCATGAAAGCTTCGTTCTGAAGAGCTGACTGAATAACTGTTATTTTCCTATCAAGATCAGCTTGAGATACATTCAAATCAAAAGCAGCTAGATCACGCATTTCCTGCCACAGCTGAGCCTGAGAGGTAGCTGTAAGAGCAAAGCTATTCTGTACACTTTGTTGGTTAGCTGCATTCTCAGCGGCAGTATCTGCTAGGTTAGCATTTCTTCTCCAAGCAATATTAGCTTGTTCAATAGCTTGTGCATTAGCAGCATTCCACTGATCTCTTTGATAATCAAGATTAGCATTAAACTGTTCTACTGATGTAGTAATCTGAGCATTAAACTTATCAGCTTCTAAAATATTTGCAGAGTCTAAGGCTGAAAGCTTATTAGCTTCTGAAACATTAAACTGTTCCATTGCATTTGTTTGGGCGCTATTAAACTGATCAGCCTGTAGCTTTAGACTAGACATGAACTGCATTGTCTGAGTTTCAGAAGTAGCGTTAAATTGAGATGCTGCATTTGTAGCTGCTTGATCAGATAACAAACGCTGTTGTAACATCTGTTGATCTAATATAATAGCCTGTTGCTCATTACCTAGATTAGTCATATCCATAGCTAAAAAGCTTTTAGCATTCTCTATAGCTAACTTAGTTCTTTGATCAATATTAGCCATGTCCATAGAAGCCATAGCCGCTGCGTTTTGCATAGCTGCTTGTTGATCAGCACTAAACTTAGTCTGTGTCATGGTCTGCATAAACTGACTATTAGCAATAGCCATTTGTTGATTAGCATCCATTTGTTTCATGTCTAAGTTGCCATTCATTTGCGCATTAAACATAGCTGCTTCTTGTTTATTTGAAAGGTTTGCTAAGCCCATTTGCTGTGCAAGTTGTGCATTGACTTGACCAGCCTGCATCTTCTTTTCATACATTTGAAGTTCAGCAACATTCTCAGCACTCATAGATTCTGAAGCTGCTTGATTCTTTTGTGTTAGATTAGAAAGACTGATTTTTTCAGCAGTTGAAAGTCTTGCAAGATCTGCATTTTGTCGCAAGGATTCATTCTGAGACATTATAGTAACGTGATTGTTTAATTCTTGGAATCTAAAACGATTAGCCTCAGTAAAGTTTGCTGCATCTGTAGCAGATCTTTCGGCAAGATTAGCCAGCTCCATTTGCTGCTCGTTGCCTAGATTAACAAGATCCATTTGTTGAGCTAATTCAGCATTAGATTTTCTAAAGTCTACAAGAACATTAAGATTAGCAAGCCTTGTCTGTTGTTCAGAAGTCATGTTAGCTCGTGAAGTGACATTCTTTTCACTAAGTTCTGCTAGTTCTACTTTTAAACTAGCATCAAGATTTACTTCTTTCATTCTTTGTTCAAGTTCAGCTTTTCTAATGCTTCTATCTACAACCGCATTTAAACGTGCTAGTTCAAATTGATTTTCAGCTGTAAAATTAGCAGAATCTGTAGCTGCTTTTTCAGAAAGGATAGCTAGACGCATTTGCTGATCATTGGACATATTAGCCATGTCCATCTGCTGTGCAAAAGTAGCATCAGTTTTACGGAAGTCTATTAGGGTCTGTAGGTTTGTAAGTCTTTCTGATTGTTCGGCAGTCATTGTATCTTTAGCGGCTGCATTTAATTCAGAAATTCTTTGCATCTCAACCTGCAAGGAAGCAGAAAGATTAGCTTTTTCCATATCCTGTTTTAAATCAGCAGTGCGTACAATCCTATCTACTTGAGCATTATAACTAGCTAGTTTTGATTGCTGTGCTGCGCTTAGGTTTTCTGAACCAGCAGCATTAAGAGCTTGAAGATTTGCAAGGTCTGCTTGTGCAGCAACATTTAACGTAGCAATAGCTGCTTGTTGTTTCTGAGCAGACTCTTGCTGTGCTTTTTCCTGTGCCATCTTTGCATTAGTTAATGCTGTCTGCTGTTCTTGTTCAGCAGTAGTTAACACAGCTTGTTGTTTAAAAGTTCCTTGCTGTAATTTAATCTCATTAGCCATCTGTGCTGATTGTGAAGCAGCTGTCTGAGTATTTGCAAGGTTCTGCATACGGATAGTCATTGTATTCTGAGCAGTAGCTAAATTAACCTGCTGTTCATTTGAGAGGTTCTGAGCTGCACGTTGCTGAAGAGCCTGTGCGTTGCTCTGAGCCATTGGTAAAGCACTCTGTATGATAGCATTAAAGAGAGCATCACGGCCTACAGTGGACGCTGTGAGGCCTCTCTGAGCCATCTGCTGCTCTATAGCGGCTACTGCTGGCCTAGCCCATGCTGGTGTCTTACCTTCTTCCATACCTGCTAAAAGCTGTTCCATCTGTACGGAAACAAGTGCTTCTTGTGGTAAGGCGGCTACAGCTGCTACAAGGTTCGGAACTTTTCCACTATCTATAGCTGCTTCTGCCTTTGCTGGATCTTCGGACAACGCAGCACTTACTGCTTTAGGTACGTTAGCTACTACAGCCAGCATATCAGCAGCACCAACACTACGAGCTTCTCCTGTCACTGCTTGTCTTGTAGCAGCTTCCAATGTAGGAACACCACCAATTTGAGCAGCATTACCTTGTGGCACAGTACCTGTAATAGCTTGACGGCCTTCAAGGTCTACAGAAGGGGCAGTACCTAGTTCTTGTGCAATTCTAGTAGAAGCTTCGCCTGTTTGAGCTACACGCTGAGATGCTACTTTAAAAACAGGTAGATCTGCAATATCTGTAGGACCGCCCTCAGCTGTGAAGTCACTAGCATAGTATGTTGCTTGGGCTGCTACTTCTTCAGGCGGAATACCTAACCTATCAGAATATTCTTTATTAGCTGCTGTGCCTACTTGTAGTGTTCTTTCTTGAGCTAGTTTATATTCTGGAAGATCTTCAACATTAACACCTCTTTCTTTTGCGAGGTTTAGTAGACCAGCTTTTTCTTCTTCACCTATGATAAGACCTTCTCGTGTCGTAACTTTAGGGCCTTCTACCTCTTCAACAGTAAACTTCTGATCTGTTGTAACACCTGTTACATAATCTTTAGCTTCAGGACGAGCAGCTGCAACACCTTTAGCTGCTTCTTCAGCCGCTAAATCCCTGCCAGCTGCAACAGCTTCTTTTGTCAGTGCTTTTTGTTCTTCTACTTTAGCTACTGCTTCAGGACTAACAGCCCCTATTGCTGCTCCTGTAGGCGCTGTTTCACCAGCTTTAGCAGCTTCATAAGTCTGTGCTGTTACTTCTTGAGCTGTAGTGTCTGCCGCTACTTCACCTTCTGTCAATGTATTTTTAACGGCTTCAACAGCTTTAGGAGCTTCAATGCCAGCAAGCTCATCTATTTGTTGAATATCACCAGCAGCTGTGGCAATACCGGCATCAGTAGTAGCTGCCATAGATTGAAAATCATCCATGTTTAACTCAGCCATCTTTGCCAGTTCTGCTGGTGTTTTTTCGTATGAAGTACCAAAAGCAGTTACAGTATAGTTACCTGTTGTTGGGTTATAAGTTGTTTTCATATCACCACTAGCCGCAGCAGGTAGCTTATTAACAGCCTCTAACATCTTTTCAGGATTAAAACCGCCTATAGGATTACTTGTGGGGGCCGCCGCTTGAGCTGCTGCTCGATCCCTTATTACTTTTTCACTCTCTGCTTTAGCGGCTTCATTAGCCTCTCTGGCAAGCTTTTGTTCTGGTGTTTCTTTGGCGGCTTCAGCTTCAGCTCGTTGTACTGGTGTTACATCACCTTCTAATGGCATATTATTTATTCCTGTATTATTAGTTATAACTGGGCTGGTATAAGTATAGGAAGGAATGGTTGTATTAACTGTTCCTACACCTGTGGGTGCGGAAGCCGGGTTACTTGCTGCAGTTCCTATAGAGGTCAAAGGAGCATTATAATTTAAAGGAGCATTTACTTGTCCTCCAGTACCTATATAATCACCAGCACTTAAAGACATATTATCCATTGTTGTTACAGGCGCTGTATAACCGCCTACCATTGGCCCTATTCCCTCCCCTAAGACAGCAGTAGGAGGAGCAAAAATTCCTGTTCCTTCTTGTACAATTACACCTGCTTCTTCAACTGGCGGTTGATTTTGTTGTACAAACTCTGCTTTTGAAACTAAAGGGGCATTAGCTCCACCAACTCTTCCTGCAGGAACAGCACCTGTCATAGAAGGGCCTGCACTATACTGCCCTACATTTAACACTGTAGCATTAGAAATCATAGAGTCTGTCATCCAGCCCCCTAAGCTACCACCAATGCTCCAACCTGCTGCCATACTTTATAATCCTTTTAAATAATTTTTTATGGTTGGATCAGCTTCAGCATAAAGCTGCAACACTAACCAACTTTCTTTGTTTTTAATACCAACAACAATATTTTCTTCGTCAGTTAAAAAATAACTATCTTCGTGTTTATATAATCTATAACCTAGTGTTGAATTACTTTTAAAATATTTTAAAAATATTTCTTCATATTTTTGATCAGTTACTATAGTTAATATAGGAAAATTAATACCATAACTAATGTCTTTTAATATTATAAACATTTAAAGATTATATCATATTTTAAAGAAATATACAAGGCTAGATACAAGAGTTGTTATAACTATCCAAAATAATCTTTCACTTGTTTTACTTATATCACTATTTTTTTCTACAGCCGTTTTTAAATTTATTAAAGCTTCTTCTTGTTTATCTAATCTAAATTCTAATCTGTCTATACGATGACTAGAAGCATAGATTTTTTCCTCTACTCTAGCAATGCTTGAGATAGCCTCAGCCAGTTGATCTAACTTAGACTCTATCCGACTAAGGCGTTCCTCACTCATAGTTAGTATTCCTTTTTAATTTACCAAGGTAGTCCAGAAGCCGTCACAGGATTAGCCTGAAGCTCCAGATTTGCATCTAGACCAGCCTCAATCCCTTCTACGTCCAGTGCTTCTTGTACCCAGCCAGTGACTACTTCAAGCGTCAGGTCTTCAAAAGGCACAAAGCCTTCAGCATCTGGATCAGGCTGAAAAGATACAGTGCCATATGAGCTGGCCGTATGATCTCCAGCAGTCTTGGTAGCTTGCCAATGGGCTACAGTTACGCCGCCGTTAGCTGTGTTTCGCTCTAGTTGTGCAATAGTCCAAATCATTTTTGTTTCGCCTTATTGTTAAGAAATGCAAAGGTTTCCATGAGCTTGTAAGCCTTGGCAACCCATTCGTCGTCTTTCGGAGTGTCAGTATAGTTCG